GTCTTGTCCATACCAATCTCATGTAGTCTGTCCTCTATATACATACACATATTTTGGTTAGTTCCGGGCCAGTTAGTCTTGTAAAAATGGCATAACTTAGTGCATTTAAAGCTGCTTCTGGTAGGAGATATTGGCTTAGGCATGACATCCTTCTGTATTTCTTGGAAACGATTCTTCAGCATACCCAAAAACTTCTCCTTGTCTGACGCATCAAAGCACATTGAGAAGGGACCACCATCCTTAATAAAGAAGATAGTCATAATAGCTTGCTTGTAGTCAGGAAATAGCTTGGATATTGCATAATTATACAGTAAAAGCTGCGGATCTGACAACAATTTGTCGTAAGTTTTTTCCTCACCTGTAGCCCAATCAATTCTCCTACCTGTCTTCCAATCAATTACCTCTATTGTGTCCTCATCTGTCTGAGTCACAAGGTCAATCGTACCCTTGATAGCTAGCTGACCCTCAATCTCTTTGCCATTGGGAAGAGTGTATTTAAACTTGGCCCAATCCTCTTCAATTGGTATGTCAAAATGAGGTTCTGGAGCAACTATATTCCTATTTCTAGGATCAAACTGACCCTCATTCCATTGCAATGCTGCCCAAGTCCACTTCCTACAATCTTCCCTCTCTTTCTTGTACCATTCATGATGGTTTTCTTGTGCTGTGTAAGCGTCAAAGCTCTGATCTAATAACTCATTTACTATTTCGTAGCTATCTAGGTGAGACTTGTTGATAGAGACTTTACCTAACATGTCATCATCTACAACTAGCTTCCTTTTGGTTCCAGCGTTCTGCTTTGCTAGCTGTAAGCCAGCCATAACTTCTAACACCTTATGCACTACAGTTCCTTGTACTGCTTTCTTTCCACTAGGAGATTGATATCCCAGATTGTAAGTTAGGTAGTATTGTAGTCCACAATAATCATAGTTATTATAAGACGACGATCTGATATAAGTTACTAGCATATTATCTCCACATCCAGTTGAAGGTTTCTAATTGTTGCACTAGGTCTGGTAGCTTGTACTCTCCATTATGTACAATGCCATCAAAGTTGTCCCAATCATATTTGTCATGATCCAACGCACATTCACACGCATGGTCAGACTCAAATGGGTCTCTCGTCAGTCTCAAACACACTCCACCAGCCTTATGGATAGCGTCCACTTCGTTAGGAAATCTAACGTCTGGAATGATAGCTACAGTAGACCCCTCTTCCTCTATGGTCTTAATTGTTCTATCAACCCAGATTGTGTCTTTAATCTTCCTCATGACATCAGTACCAAAGTATTGTAGGAACTCTCTAGCAGTCATGTCATATGGAGTATCAGTATTCTTATCATCGTCTGTGCCATACACCTGCTGGGGAGTAAGGTCAAACAATTCTACACTAATCTTTTTTAGATAGTCTGCGAAGTGATAAACTTTTACATATGGAAAAAGAGACTTCTCTGCATAGTCTAAGAACTCATGATCTTTTCTTAGCACATCAAAGATGCCCCAGCCAGACTCACCATCTTTATTTATTGTCTTAATGTTAAGTTGTCCTGAGTTATTAATGGAGAATTCTTCAACCATGTTTAGCTCTTTAATCACATCACCATTAATGATGTTAGCTACAGTGTTTTTACCAGCTTGCTTTCTACCAGATATGCCTATAATCTTCGTCATTAGTATGTTCCTTCTAATTCTTTTAGTAATTTAATTTTGATTTCTCTTGGACTCATTTCTCCAACGTCCTTGTGTGATAGTGTAGGAAATGTAAGCTTATACATTCTAGATAACTTTCTTTGTATTTCAACCTTTGATTCTCTGCCAGCCTGATCGTTGTCTGTTAATATAATTAGTCTGGTAACAGGTAGTTTTACTAGCTTCTGCATCTGTTCGTTTGAAATATTCTTACCAAATATACTGACTGCATTACTGACTCCCGCCTCAAACATTCTCCATACATCTCCCTGACCCTCCAGTATATACAAGCAAGAAGTTTCTCTAGCTTTTTCTATGGCGTTATGATAATTGTAAAAGTAAAACCTCTTATTAAACCCTGTTGGATAGAATAGAAATTTTGGGTTCCTGTATTCTTTCGTTGATCTTCCTATCGCTGCAACAACCTTAGAACCATCATCGTTGTATATAGGTATAATAGCTCTATCTTTCATTATACCTCTTTCAGAGCAATCTCCCACGTTAAAATGTTTTAAAGTTGATTTTTTATATCCTCTATCAAAGAAATACTCAGATGGTATCTTCTCGTCAAATTCTAGCTCTATTTCCTTGTCTGTTGTGTTCTTATCTTTAGTGTTAATGTTCTTTATAATATATGAGAAGTAATCATCTTCATCTTCTATGTCTACAGCAGGCTCTCTAGTTGTCTGTATATTAAACTCTTTCTTTACCCACTGGAGTACGTCCTTGAAATCTAACTCTTCACCTGCCTCCTTGGATAAAACACCTGATATCAATCCAAATATATCATTTCTATGTTCCTGCTGACAGTCTCTAGTCCAACACTTCCATATCCCTCTCTCTGGCGAGAAAGAAAATGCTCTTGGATTATCACTTCCATCATGTATTGGGCAAGTTGAGTATATATTATCATTAAACACTTCGCATTCCATGCCTAGCTTTTTAAAGACTAGCTCTGCTTCAGAGTTTAACTTCTTCTTCAACTGTTTCAAGTTCATCTTTTAGTCCATCTAAATTAGTAATCAATCCTGTGTCTCCAACTGGAGCATTCCTAAGTTCATTCCTTGTAGGTAGCTCTAGCAGTTTGGCCTGATGGCCTACCATGTTCATGTTAATATAATCGCCATCATCCATACCAGCACCATGTCTACTAACAAGTGGTACTAGCTTCCTGTTGCCAGCGGTTGGCCCATCTTCTGCGATCTCCTCTGGTGACTTTGCTTTGAATATGCTAAATGATGTACACAGCCAGATTAGTCTGTCAGACCCACTCACAGCGTCTGTACTCTCTTTAGTTATACCATCTCTGTTCAACTGCACAAAGGATAAACATGGGATATCTAGCTTGACACATAGATTATGTAGTGATGTAATCTGAAAACCAAGTGCCTGATACTCCTGTATGTTATTAGTAATAGAGGATGAAGACATTAGCTTTAAGTAGTCATATATAATTAAACATTCATTAGTCTTACCATCTTCATCTGTCTTGACCTCTTGTACAATCCATCTTCTAATCATATTAAGTATGGAGTCAAATGGTTTGCCAGCTACGCTAACATAACTATATGGTATTGAGTCTATCTTTTCTACTGCTTCGTGTACTTTCTCTGCCTTCTGTTCGTCTTCTACAAACTTGCCAGTTGCAACCTCATTAATAGGCACACCGCTAATGTTAGCTATTAGCCTATTGAGATGATCTTCCTTTGACATTTCTGTGTCTAAGACTAGAACAGGAATTCCTCCAGAGGACACGTTAAGGGCAACATTATCTGCAAATACTGACTTACCAACTTTTGGTCTTGCAGAAACAAGGTCAACGCATTTACGTCTAAGACCACCACCAATGGCTTCATCGTACCTTGGGAATCCTGTGGGTACGCCAATAATATCGCACTTGTTTTCTTCAAGGAATTTGAGATAATCTTCTACTCCTTCACCAATTAGTTCTGGGTTTTCCCCACCATCATCCTCTCTGAGGAAGTCTGTTACTGGGTCTTCTAGTATTCTTACTATCTGATCTACAGATTCTGACCCATCAATCTTACCTACCTCGTCATGTATTTTTGTTGTAAGCTTCCTAATGTTTCTAGCAAACTCAAACTTCTTAATCTGTACAGCAAATCCCATGATGTTCCCTGCCATGATGGGGAACTCATATAAAGACTTCAGGTATTTAAGTTCTTGCTTAGTACTGATCTGCTCAATGCATCTGAGTTTTTCTGCTGACGACAGGATGGTAGCTATGTCTGGAGTCTGATCGTTGGACAGTACGTCTACGATACATCCAAAGATAAGTTTATTATTTACATGGACAAAACTATCTTTACTTATAAACCCATCAATTACTACGTAGCCATCCATACCATGCTGTAATAATCCAGCAAGTATTGCTCTCTCAGCACCAACGTCTAATAGTCTTTCTTCCACTAAGCCACCCCGCAGCATCTGTCACAACGATAGTATTCACCAAACATCACTGATGGGCTGACGCTAAACGTCTTACCACACGAGTGACACCTTACTTCTTTTTTCTTGGGAGGTTGTCTATTTCTAGGAGTCCTCGTGACTTCAGGAGTTGTAACATCCTTTGCCTCACCAGTGTCTGTCCAAGTGTTCTCTCTAGCAACAATTGGAGTTCTCTGCTTGTTAGTTCTACCCTTATTCATAGTGAAGTCACCATCAACAGCTTCTGATACAGGCTCTTCATGCTGCCACCTACTACTGTCAGAGGGAGACGTTTCTGGCTTACGTACCTCTGGCTTGAAGTCATCTCCAGTTAAAGCCTTTAGTAACGCTGCTCTTTGTTCATCTGTTAAGGTATCTACAAATTCATTCATGCTCATGCTCTCTTACCTTTCTCCATTAGGATATCTGCTTTACGTTTTAGTTCATATATCTTGCCATCCAGTGCTTGTACTCTTGACTCTGCAATCTCACGATAGTGATCTACCGCTGCGGCAAACTCATCATTAACTACAATGAGTTGTCTTCTCATCTCATGCTTTGTGTATGGGCTAAAGTTATCTATGTTTTTAGCTACCATCTTGTCAAGCTTGTCATTGCACCAGCCAAGTGCAATTTTCTGCATATTTAATTCATCCTGTAGATGTGTGGAGTAGCTATATAGTTGATACGACCAATCAAA